TAGCCACCGCAGGGGCAACCGTCATAATTGTACCGACAGCGGTAATCAGTTGACCAATGATAATTATCACAGGCCCCAATGCTGCCAGAATCCCCATAACAGCAACAATAACCGTCTGCGTAGCAGGAGACAGGTCGCTGAACCGTTCTGCCAGGGATTTCACTGTTTCGGCAAGCTGTTCCAATAATGGTGCAATCGCCTCCAGTGCCGCCGAACCAAGCTCTATGCCCGCGTTTTTCACTGCATTCAGGCTTTCCTGTGCCTTTGCACTCGGTGTACTCAAAGTATCAAGGGCATCGGCTACATTCCCTGTGGAATCCTGCATATTCTCCAGTTCATCATTGAAAGCACCTACACCGGAGGAAAGGATAGATAATGCACCTGTGCCGGCTTCGCTTGAACTCCATAAGCCTGCCAACGCCTCGGAATCACCGTTTACACTGTCATTCAGAATACCAAGAACATCCCCAAGGCTCATGCCGTCATTCATAAGCTGCCCAAAGGATTTGCCTGTTTTGCTTTTCAGAATTTCACCCACATCAGAACCGGAATCGCCCAATTCATTCAGCATGCTTTTCAGATATGTGCCTGCCTGTGCTGTGGCAACGCCGTTTTTTGTCAGCTGTGCATACGATGCGGCAAGGTTTTCAATATTTACCCCGTAAGCAGATGCCAGAGGGATTACCTGCCCCATGCTCTGTGACAGTTCATTCACCGTTGTTTTACCGTCATTCTGCGTCTGAATCAGAATATCAGATAACCTTGCGGCATCCGATGCCTCCAGACCGTATGCGTTAATGATAGTGGTTAATACATCAACCGCATCCGCCGTTTCCAGAAAGCCTGCTTTGGCAAGACCAACGGATGTACCAACAAAAGAAACCGCATCGGCAGTATCTACAGATGCCGAAATCGCTTGATAGGTTGCGTCGGCAATCTCACCTGCACCTCTGCCCGTCTCTGTAGATAATTGCAGCATATCATCTCTGAGCTTTTCAAGTGGTACACTTTGCAAATCCGCAACCGTACCTACTTTAGCAACCGCATCCGTATAATCGCTTGCAAGCTTCACAGATGCCCCGAGAGCAGCAGCGGATGCAGCAGATGCAACACTTACTTTCTTCCCGACAGTTTCAATCTTGCCGCCAAGCTCCTGCACATCTTCCCCTACCGCCGCAATCTGCTGTGCAGACACGCTGCCGAAATTTTTCATTTCTTTGGTAAGGCTTTTCAGACTGTTTTCTGTTGTGGAAATCTCCCGTACCAGACGGCGGTATTCCTCTTGATTGACCTCCGTCCCGCTTGCCATGTCCTTATCGGCTTTCTCCTTCGCCGCCTTCAATGATTCCAGCTTGCTTTTTGTTTCCGATACGGATTTTGTCAAAAGCTCCTGCTTCTGCCGCAGAAGGTCTGTGTTTTTTGGGTCATGCTTCAATGCCTTGTTAACATATTTCAGCTCATTCTGCAAATCCTTTGCGGACTGGTTCAAATCCTTCAAGCCGCTTTTAAATTTCTTGGTATCCGAACCAATCTCAATGGTAATGCCCTTAATGTTCCCCATGCTCTGCCCCCTTTCCGAATTTTTCCCTCAATGCCCTTCTGTCCGGCTCGGTCTGCTCCAAAAGCCAGCACTCCTCCAGATATTCCCTGCCGCTTTCGGTCTGCTGTAAATTGTAAATAAACGCATCCCGCTGCAATCCCAGATAAACATCTATCGGCAAATGCTCGATTTCCAAAAAATTCAGATGTGCATAGTCCATCACTGTTTTTTCGGATAACGAAAAAATGCTGTAATGCAAATCGTCCGCCTCTCCCGGCATAGAGGGTATTTTTAGTTTGGGTCAGACACAACACCTTTTACAAATTCCAGATAATCCTTCAGCAGCTCCACTGCGTCCTCAAAATCAAACATTGCCGAAATCTTCTGGAAGCTGTATTTTTTCTTTTTGTTCTGGTTGATGATGGCGGTCAGCAGCTCATAAACATCGTTGATGTCTTCCATATCCTGTGCCGCTGTCAGCTTGTCAAACATTTCCTTGTCGGGCATTGGCAAAATTGCCACAAAACCATCATGCAGTTTAACCATGTATTTTTTCTTTTTTCTCGTTGTAAAATCTAACATTCCTTTTCCACCTCACAAAAATGAGGGGCTGTTATGCCCCTCTCCTCACGCAATACTTGCGTCCGCTTCCTTATACAGAATCAGCGTGCCTTCATTGTCCTGTGGCTGTGCCTTATTGATGACAGTTTCCTTATCCTTCGCAAAGGACAGCTCAAATCCTGCTTCGTTGCTGCCGACGATGGTCACACGAATGTCACCGTCCGTCTTATCCTCATGCACGAAATGCAGAACGTATTTCTTGCCGTCGTTGTTGCTCAGACCGCCGATTTTTACAGTTCTGGTCTTTTTGGCTGTATCCTCTGTCACTCTGGCTGTGGGTGTCAGCTTTTTCAGCGTTTCGCCGTTCCATGTCATTACGCCGCTTTTCAGAATCGCTTCTTCATCCGTAATGATTTTCTTG